TCTTATCCTCCTTGATCCTATCATAGTCGTCGCGCCATTCATCGATAGAAGGAAGGAAGTATGCTTCCACCCCAAAGATAGGTTTAAATTCCTTTCCCTCGGACTTCATCTTCTGCCAGTGTAAAAACTGATGCGAGAACCCATTCATGTTCCCGTGGTCTGTCAGGGCAAGTGCTTCGCCCCCGTTCTCATAACAAAAATCCATATGCTCATCTGGATATCCGATGGCATCAAAAATAGAGCCTGCGACGCTGTGTGCATGCAGGCCAACAAAAGGAATCTTTTTCTCGTTCACTTGTTTCTCCCTCGATACATAGTGTTTGTGTTCGGACGCTTAGTTCTTCTACCAAGATCCGATGATATAAATTTACCATAACCTAACCAGGTTGTCAAGTCATAAAAACTTTTCATTTCCTGTACGGTGCCAGCGGGGGCAGCGCCGAATACATCCTCCAAACCGTACTTCAATGATGCGCGTCGTTCCGACACGGGCAGCGGCTCAGAAGGCAGCTCCCCCACAGGCGGTAACTTGTAATAAGCAGAGTTCGTGGTAATGACTCTTTTCGCTCGGCGCCACTCTTCGGGATCTAAAACAAAACTTAAGGGCACGCCGTCCTTAATTGTCTTTCCCTCACGCGAAAAATAAAATGGTGCGTTCTTACGTAGCCGCGAGCGGTGCTCTAAGACCTCTTTGGGGTCCATCATCCCCATGGGGAAGGAAACATAATATCGATCCGGCTGCACCCACCGGGAAAATTTAGTATGTATCCAGTAAGCAACGTTGGCACCATAAATGACAGACCAAGCATAATTGTCTACTTTGTCTCGATGTTTGGGATGAATTGGTACATAATAAATGGGAACCTCTAAATGCTTTTCACTTCCGTAAGTAGCGAAGGTCCCACGATTAAGACTATCTATATCTGTGGCATATTCCCCAAGGCGATATCGCAGGAGGGGAGCCACATCGTCATTGGCTACAACCCAGATAGAGGTACAGCCTGCATGCAAGCACTCATAAACTGTCGCTTCTAGGGCAGTGTAGTCTGGCGCAACCGGAATCAAGGACGCGTCCCACTCCATGCCAAACTCAGCACTCATCCCAGCGACCGGCACAATCCCCGGCATCGTCAGCTTACTCATGAAAGATTATTCTTTCGTCCAGGGCCTCCTCAACATTGAACCGGAATCGATTCTTGGTGATGTGTCGATAGGAATGTTCAATCTTCAAACTCCGGCCGGAAGACTGTTTGATTGCATCCTTCTTGAGCTTGCGTTCTAGAAGGATACGAACGACTGTGGGAGAACAGTCAAAACTTTTAATGTCTGCAGCAAGTATGGTACTTCTTACGATAATGTCCTTGAACTCGCCGGCAGTATTTCTATCAATACGATTAGATGGCACAAAACTCACTGTTTCTACAAAAGTATCTGTAAGAGTAAGAACTATCTCCCTACTCAGGCGTGAGCCTTCAATAACATCAAACATGTCGTGTACGGTATAATCATATATCTCTTGGTCCGCGCCTAGGTCTCCACAATTGTCTATGTCAAACAAGTGCAAGCTCTTAAAATTTATAAGAACTTTGGTGTTTCCTTGTGTCACCACTTTTAACTTTCCTTGGTCTAATGTAACCCTCTGAACGTCGAAAGGAATGGGGAGCAATGATCTCAGGCCCAATTCAAAGATACCCTCATACCACCTACTTTTTACATCTTGGAGGCCGAAAGAATAATAGAACGGGCGATGATCACTATTAACAATTAAATGATAACCATGTTCGCGCGCAAACGAAACCGCCTCCTCTCGCCACCCAAGGACTATGTTGTCGAAGGTGTATTCAAGAGGAGGCAGTTTCATCATAGTGCTATTATAACACTGATGATTGGTTAGGTCAAGAACTATCCGATAAAATACCGATTACGTGGTTTTCCTTGATGACCGTGAAGGTCTCGCCGTTGTGCTGGATGTCGCGGAGCATATGTGCTTCCACAACAAGCTGCAATCCGGGGCCCCATAAGGTTCCGTTTTCGCCTGAGCAGTTGATTACCTCAACCACTGCAAACGGGCTTTCAACTGCTCGATAATCCTGGGGCAGCAGGATGCCGCTGTCTTCTGTTTCGTTGCCCTCTACGGCTTGAACCCAAAGGTAGTTATTAACTGGTGTAAAATTCATTTATTCTCTAAATCTTTCTTATCGCAAGCACAAGAAACCTTATAGTCAGATATCGCTGCTTTGATGGCCTCTTCCGCGAGAACAGAGCAATGAATTTTGACAGGAGGCAGACTAAGCTCTTCAACAATATCAGTATTTTTAATTTCTTCGGCCTCGTTTAATGTTTTGCCTTTAATCCACTCAGTAGCCAAGGATGATGCGGCAATAGCCGATCCACATCCAAACGTCTTAAACTTAGCCTCAACAATACGGTCATCTTCAACCCTAATCTGAAGCTTCATTACATCCCCGCACTCCGGTGCACCAACGATGCCGGTGCCAACATTAGTGGCGCCTTTATCTAGAGAGCCCACGTTTCTGGGATTCTCAAAATGATCGATTACTTTTGTTGTATAAGCCATAATTTTCTATTCCTAACTAAATGAAGATCCGCAGCCGCAAGTAGTATTTGCTGCCGGGTTATTAAATACAAATCCCTCTTGCTGTAGTGTGGCTATGTAATCTACCGTAGTGTCCTTTAGAATCCCAGCACTCATAGCTGCAATCCTAATAGACTCGCCGGCTTCTAAAACCTTGGTGATGCGCTCCGTTGCTTTATCAGTAAATTGTATCATCTTTATATAACTAGCCGCACTTCGCAAAACCGCAATTATTACAAGTAACGCAGCCCTCCACATATACTAATCCTTCGGTTCCACACTCGCCACAAGTCTTTTCAGTGGCCGTCTGTCCGTCTGGAATATAGTTCTTTAGTATCCTCGCAATACACTTGGCGAAACTAAACATATCACTATCACGATCCTTTTGTAGTTGTTCAACTACGTATTGAATGTTGGATCCGTGACGAAGACCAAGTGAAATCATGCGCGTGAAAGCTGAATGATTAGGATTATCAAAAACTTTAACAAGATCCTTTACAATAATATGATCTCCGTTCTTGCCAACTTTTAGATCGTAAACAGAATTCATCGTCTTCCTTGGATTCTTAACCAGAATGCCTTCGGCCTTATCACGGGGAATTTCAATCAAGTTAGAGAGGCCTCCCATAACTTCGTAAGGTTTGTCGTCCATAAGGCCCACCACAATGATCCACTTCTCACCTTGTATCGTGGTGTGATGAATACTACAGGGAAGCTCGATGGGGCGCTTGGGTGCTCTATGTTGCGGAAACTCCTTGTCTTTGGGCGCATCGCTCACGAGGACACCCGACCGGGCGCCTTCAACATAAACTGTAATTCCTTTAAGTCCCTGGCGCCAACCTTCCATGTATAATTCCCCCACCAACGCAGGGTCCGTACCTTTGGGAAGGTTAATGGTAGAACTAATACTATGATCGATACTCTGTTGAATTGCGGCCTGCACTGCAACACGCTGTTGCCAATCAATGCTATCCGATTCAACAAAAAATGCCGGCAATGGCCCGGGCTCTTTGAAGGGATGCCAATCTAGCCATGCGCGCGCATTGTGATGGAATACTTCATACTCCAACCATCGATCACCTAGCTCGTCGAGGTGATCGGCCTCTAGATGCTGTTCGTCGTGTGAAAGCTTGCGCCGGCGTATGTAAGAGTTCCGGAATACCGGCTCTAGTCCCGAAGAAGTCTGCGACATAATAGAAACTGATCCGGTAGGAGCATTGGTTAAGATTGAAATGTTGCGGCGACCATGCTGAGCAATTAGCTGCTTAAGATTCTCAGGAAGCCGTTGGATAAACTCGTTGTTTTCCTCTACGCTCCAGTCAAAAGCTGGAAACGCACCACGTTCTTGGGCAAGATAGATGCTCTCTTCATAGGCAGCGTCGCGTAAGGTACGATAGATTTTTTCAATAATTACAAGGGCTTCGCCACTATCATAGGCTAGATTTAAACAAGCCATCGCGTCGGCCAGCCCATGAGTACCCAAACCGGTACGCCGGCCATTAGAGGCGGCGCCATGTAGCTTGTTCCACAACTCTTTCTCGTCTTGTGTATCGGCTACTCTCCGGATGTTTTCTAGCTTCTCCAGCTCCAATTCCACTAAGTCGTCAGATAGACGCATCCCTATGGCCGCTACCTCACGAAGCTTACCAAAGTCAAACTCTGCATTTTTTTCAAAAGAATTTTTTACGAGGCTTTTTAAATTCAAAGACAAAAGCCTACACGAGTCATAGGCAGATAATGGTATCTCCCCACAAGGATTAGTCGTCTTAGTTTCAAACTCTGGATAAGAGTGGGCCGGGAGGTTTTTAGTAATATTGTCCCACATCAAAAGGCCCGGCTCAGCAGTTGTGGTGGCAGATTCAATGATCTTATTCCACAAAGCCAGCGCATCTATCTCGGCACTATATTCAGGAATCTCCGCATCGACCGGAAACTGCAAAGTAAATGATTCTTTGTTCTCAACGGCTTCCATGAAGCTATCGCTTATTTTCACTGAGATATTAGCCCCCGTTACTTTGGTGAGGTCCTTCTTCATTGTGATAAATTCTTGAATGTCAGGATGGCGAACATCCATCGAAATCATAAGGGCTCCCCGTCGACCATTCTGTCCAATCATACGGCAGACATAAGAATAGAAATCAGCAAAACTCCAAGCCCCAGTAGTAGTCCGAGCAGAATTATTGACAACGCCGCCGGTAGGGCGTAAACTACTAATGTCGAGGCCGACACCGCAACGCCGCTTAAAAAGATTGGCCAGGTCCTTGCCGGCGTCCATAATAGACGAAATATTGTCCTCTGGATTATCAACCACAACACAGTTAGAGAGGGAAACATTAACATAATCATTTCCAATCCCCATCATGGGAGAGCCTTGGGGCACGATGTATTTGAAATTCTTAAAGAAAGAATAAATTTCACCTTCGGAAAGATGATTTGACTTCCGGGTAATAAACTTGTCCTCTATTCGTGCGAATTCTTTAGCAAGACGACGATGCATATCGTCCGGACTCTTTTCAACAAAATTTCCTTTTTTGTCCTTCAAGCAGTACTTTGTCATAAAGACATTTGTCGCCAGTTCGTCCCCATTAAAATACTCAAGTGTCGTCTCTTTTACAGTGCCTTCATCAAACATTTGTTTAGCCTCCATTATTGTTTCGCTTAAACTTTTTATACGTCTCAACCAAATTCTCTTTTTGTTTTCGCACACTTACCTCTACCACTTCGTCTTCTTCACGCGGCGGTAATACCTTAATAGACACGTTGCTCGTATCCATAAGAATAGGAAAAATAATCCCATCGGGACCATTCCTATTCTTAGCTATAAATATTCTTCCCCCATTCGTTGTCTTATCTTCGATAGTCCGCGAAATACTAAAAATGAAATCAGCCACAAAGCATTTATTAAATGCTTCGGAAATTGATTCCATAGTAATAACTTCGGCGTTCAAGCCTGACCTATTTGTCTGGGAGGCGGTCCACACTGGGCACTTATATTCTGACGCAATTGCGCGTAGCTCTTCATAAATAGATTCCAATTCGTTCCTTTTCTCTTTAAGAAAGCGAACCGGGCGTAATAAATCACCATAGTCAACAAGAATCATATCAACATTAATGCTACGCATCTTAAGTTTTTCTAAATGATTTCGAATAGTTTGCGTAGATGCGGTCTTAGTAGGGTATTCCTTAATAATTAACTTACCGTCGATGTCCTGAACCTCTTCATAGATCTTTTCTTTGAAAGCGGAAAGACTTTCAAGGGGAATTTTAGTGAGGCACGCATCGTACCGAGAGGCGACTACTGTATCTTGAAGTTCAAGAGTATAATGAATAACGGTTTTACCCTCTTTCAGTGCCTGCGTCCCAAGATGTACCAGAGCCATTGACTTGCCGGCTCCAGTCGGAGCGATGACGACACCCAATTCCTTCTGTCCCAAACCTCCTTTGCACACATTATCAATCAGTGGCCACCCCGTACCGGACGGATTACGAAAACGCGGCTTAAATCGCTCCTCGAAGTCTTTTTTATAATCATACCCTTCATCGTTGTTCATTCCAAGTTTGAGAGAATCATTAATCACCTGAGATATTTCATCAAATGATGAGTTCTGGAGCAGCGCGATAGACTTTACCATCGCCGATTTAAGATTTTGTTTCTTACAGAAGTCTAAAGAGGTGTCTTTAATATATTCTACATCAGCAAGGTCAGTCACCTGACTACGCACATAGAACTCCCGCACCTGTTTGGCTGATAGTTCATTCTCATTATCCAACTCAGAGCGCAGGATAGTTTTCATAATATCTCGGGACGGATGAACTCCGTACTTGCGACGATAATTAAAAACCTTGGTCAAAAATAATTTAAGATAATTGAGTTCAAGAAAATTAACATCTAAAACTTCTTCGATCTGATCCGCAAACGCGCGGTCGTCTAGAATCACCATGCATAACTTCTCTTGAAAGGATTTACCGTACTTGGAGAAGTTAACAAATTCACCGTTTAATTTCATAGCTTCCTTCATGACCAATAATACTAGTTCCTGAGTGCTTTGTCAACACAAATCCTATTCATTGTTGCATGTAAATCGTCCCAGTTAAACACTCCAAAACCATCCTGATTCATCATGCGGATGATCTCGGTTTTATTATAATCATATTCAAAATTTTCCAAGGAATAATGGACCTAATTACATCTCTGTACTCCAAAACGTTCGTGAAAAACTTAGCTTTCGAATCACTATTGAGACAAAAATCAAAAATCTCCTGCAATGTCGCGTCCTTATCTTCTCTAAGAAATTTTAAGTTTTTTGAAATACTTTTCAGGCCTGCTCGGGGGACACCCTTAAGATTGTCTGAGGGATCTCCTGCAATGGCTCTGGCCATTGCAAAGTTGCGCGGATGTATATCAAAATCCTCGACGATATTTAACTTAGTGTGGACCTTCTTTTGAATCGGGCGAAACAAAACTGTTTCATCATTGCACAGTTGAAGGAAATCCTTGTCACTCGAAATGATTACTTTCTCCCAGCCTTTAAATTGATCGAGCTGTGTAGCATAAGCAATCACATCGTCAGCTTCCACTTCGTCGAAGCGCAGTTGGATGACGGGTAGTTCATTTAGATACTCGATCAATCGAAGCTGCTGCCACACCATATTGGAGCGCTGTTGCTCGTCAGTCATATCAGTTTGCCGATTGACGCGGATTGGCTTTCTTCCTGCCTTGTAATTCTTGTTTTGTTCTCGGCGCTTACGGCTTCCGCCGGGGCCATCCCAGATAATCATCACAGTATCCGGCTTGATGTCTCGACAGAGCTTCTGTAGGATGCCTAGGAAGCCCTTGAGGCCCCCGATGGGGTGTCCGTGGGCCGAGAGGCTAGGGTTGACGATAAAGGCCCGGAAATAGGCGTTCAGGGCGTCGATGATCATTACGCGTTTCATAGGCGCATCCTCTCAATCTTGCCATGCTCATTGGTATAGTAGACGCGACGGACACCGACATGGCGCATGGCTGCTTCGCACATGGAACAAGGCTTGCTGATGCGCGCCTTTCCTTCTTTGTTAATGCGGGCCACGTAAACGTCTGAGCCCTGTGTGGTCGAGCGGCTCATCCCCAGGATGGCTCCCAACTCTGCGTGGAGAGTGGCGTCGCCATAACCCTCTCTACGAAATCTCGCACCGAAACTACAATGCCGGTGCTTGTTGCACGAAATGCTACGAACGGAACTGCCCTTCACAAGGACGGCTCCGTGCCTAAACTTTCCGTAATTTGATTGTTCGGCCACTCTCTTGGCGAACTCTATATATCTCTTGTTCTTCAACTGTATCCCCTAACGTATGAAGCTCCTATGAGTATACCTCACAGGAGCCTCGGTGTCAAGGGCTTATTTCTTATTGTTTCTTAGATTGCTTGGCTTGAATAGATTTGCTTAGAAGAGCCGACAACCTTCCGGACATCTGCAAAATATTTCCGCTACCAATATTGTCGCCTTTTGCTGCTATAGCCAACTGCTTGCGAAGATTAGCTATAAGATTACGCTCTTCATCACTTACTCCCGGCGCAGTGAGAGCCTCGAGATCACTCTTAACGGCAGCACCGTGTCTTACTTGAGAAGCTGTCGTACGCCCCAATTGTTGTTCATGTATTCCCAACAGGAAGTCTTGTAACTCCTCGCGAATTATCTGGGTAAGGTCTTTGGAAGCAATTTTCATTATTATTCCGTCACGGTATAATAAATAGTTCTATTCCTTATCTACGTCGTAGAAATCCTTAGCGCTTCCCTCGCGCGTGTCAAACTTACGAATGATCTCTTCATCCATGATCTCGAACACTCGGTTCTTGAACTTCTTATCTTTAAGTTTGTCGGTCCAGTGAGCGGCCTGAAACTTCTCTTCTGTGCCATCCTTGTGGACCAGAGAAAACCAGGCGCCGGCTTGCTTAAGATTATCGGAACCCTTAATAGCTTCCAGCCAACTCTCAGCGTCTTGAATACCAACTTCGTCAGTACCCCATAGAATCTTGAATGCACAATTGCGTCCCTGTGTGCCGAAGCGAGACTTCTCAAGCTTGACCTTTACCTCGGAACCGATGCGGAAACCACTCTCATCCTCGATGAAAGCAGACTTCGCCTTGCGCCCCGTCAGCCAGATGCGGAGAGAGTATACATAGTGCATAGCCTTTCCGCCTGGAGTAATGAAGGGTGTCGTCATTGCAACGATGCGTGCGTTCGGTCCCTGTGGAATATTGGTCTTTAGCTGATTGAGAACCAGGAAGGCTGACTTGGTATTCGCAATCGGAATTGTCAGCTTGGACATTCCCTTTGATAGTATGCGCGCCTTCATTGCCATCGTGGACTGAGGATTGAAGTCCCCCTCCACATCTGTAATGGTTGGAGTCATAGCCAAGGAGTCCCAGATAAACAAGGTTCTTTCAGCTCCAGACTTCAAAACGTTTTCAACGGTTTCCAAGACATGCTCAACAGATTGAGCCTGAACATATATCAATTCATTTATGTCACACCCCGTTCGTTCTAAAAAGCCCGGGTCAATTGCTGACTCGGAGTCCATATAAATCACAGTCATCCCCATTTTTTGAGCATTGCCGGCGATCTGTGCCGCCATAAAGGATTTACCCGTGGACTCCAAACCAGCAATCTCTGTGAACTTTCCAACCGGAACGCCCGCAAGTTTGCCGCGACATACAATAGAATCCAGCCAGCGTGAGCCGGTTGGAATCCATTCTTTTACTTCTGTCGGATTTGCCTCATTAAGATTGTGGGCTACCTCCAGACCAGACGTCTTGTTAATCAAGGTACGCAGACCATCCACAGAAATTTTGCCTGCCTTTGATTTACTTTTAGCCATGGGAATATCGATCGTCCACCTAGGTCGCCAGAGTCAGCAGACCATCGGGGGTCTGCACCACAATATCAAAACCCGATACAAACCTGTCGGCGTCGGGGCCTAGCTCATAAAGTTCTCCACCCCGCACCTTTACGTTAGCTGAAATCTCACACACTCCTCGCTTATGATCGTGGCGCTCGGTTGAAATGGTCAATAGATCCCATTCATAGGCATTTTCTACAATGGTTTCGGTCAGGTATTCTTCAAACCAGCCCCCATAATCATAATCTTCAAGCAAGCCATTATCCCGCATTTCGACGAGGATGTCGTCTTCGTAACGAGAGTAAACAGTGATGCCAGAAGTGGCCAAAAGTGCGGCCAGCATCCGTGCGGTCTCCGTCTCCGAGAGCGCATTCTGGACATAATCATCCGAAATGTGCCAGACATCCACCGCTTCTTCATAATTCAAATAAACAAAATCATCCCCCTCTATGCCTAGGCCTTGGAGGGATTCTACAATTTTCCCCATTTTTTACATTCCTTTCTATATTGGTTTATTCAGTGTTCTTTGCTTCTTGAACTTCAAGTCGCAATTCTTGTGCCAAGGCTTTTGTTTCTTGCATAGCCCTACGCACACGCGTCCCTGCGGCGTTATTGCCGCGCTCAAAAAACTTATCGTGGTCTTCTCGAATATTCTCGAGAAGGGTAATAAGCCGTTCAAGTAAATTTGTTTCAGTACTCATGTTGTTCCTTTCTTTTTTCTTGATGTCTCTGGAAGTTTTATTTTATATCCAAAGTGTTCTATTACGTCACTGTACTTTTCTCTCACTACTGCTGCTGTATAGGGATCATAATAGTGCTCGTAGCTTTTTCGATACGTCCCCCTATTACGTCTATGGGGAAAGCTGATATCGTTCTTTTCCGCCACCCCCTGGAGTCCAAAGAGCCCATCTAATTTTTTAACATCGTTTTCTAGATTTTCGTATTTAATAATAAACTTAAATTTATCAATCCCCATATTAAGCGGATAATATTTGGGGTCTCCTGCCCTCTGTCTTTCATATTTTTTGGATCTTATCCAAGTATTAAACCTTGCTTTCACCTCTTCCTCAGTCCATCCCTTATCCTTATAAAATTTATAATAACAAGATATTAAATAATCCCATGGATTTCTAACCACAGTAACCAAATCATAGTCTTTAATCCGCGGGTACGACCCTACTAAATCCACGAATGGTGAGTGTCTGTGGGGGCCGCGTATCCATACCTTACTGGGCTCTCTGGTCTTTCTAAAAAGCGCCTTGTAGTAGACCTCGATGGAGGTGGTTGCATGACGAATAGGCCGAAGAAATACAAATTTTTTACCGTCAGCGATTATTGTCATGGTCTGTCCCTTTTAATGTGAGGCACCTGATAACCCTGTGCCTCCCTGTGGGGGGGATATTAAAGAGCGCCAAGCTCCGCGAAAGCAGCATCAACAGCGTTGGCCTCACCGTCAGTGGTGGTGCCATACTTCTCAGTCTCGCTACTAACCGTTTCCGGGTCGTCAACTTGCGCGTTGACGAACGTATCAAGAATGGTCTGCACATCAGCAGTACTCTTTCGCTCAAACAGCCCAGTGAAATCTGGGATGCTCTCAAGAAGCTCTGAACACTTCTCGGGGGTCATATCTTCACAGAGTGAAGAGGACCGACGTCGAGGAACCAGCTTCGTCTGCGGGAACGATGCTCCAGGCGGCTTGCCATAGGTCATCTGCAGATCAGTGCCTGTCTCAGTATCGGTAATATCCCCATACTCAGGATTCAGTACCAGCGTCAGAAGGTTTTCGTAGGCAGTCTTGCCATAACCCCATACTCGGACGCCTCGCTCTTCCTCACCGCGAACCATCACGGGGCTGAAGAACCGCTGTCGCACAAAGAGGGACTTTGCGACCTTCTTGCTGTGCTCATCGTTCTTGTCGGCACCTTGCCGCCACAGCTGTGAGGCGAACTCACATACAGGACACTCGTCACTGTAGTTACGCTTGGGACATAGGAAGCCACCCTTCTCGACGTTGTAGTGAAACCACATTTCCTTGAAGGGATCGCCGTCCGCTGTCGGAACGATGCGAATAGTCTGTTCCCCATCCTCGGGGCGCCAGAAAGTGTCATTTGAGGAGTTTCCGTCTCCGCGTAGTGACGAGAGCTTTTCTCTCATCTTGTCTAAATTAATACCCATTTTTTTATCTCCTTATAGTTGGGTTAAAGTACGATCAGCTAATATCCTGATCGTCTATAAATGATTGTACCATAGAACTGTACTTAATGCAATAACAATATTTTTGATCATATGTCGTTTGGAAAACTCCGTACGATACGTTGACGCCTGTGGCAACTTGAGCTTTCACATAACGCTTAATCTTTTGAAACAATGTACCGTCTTCTCTCAGTTCTTCTTCGTTAATACCATAATAATATACCACATCCCGCGGGTTTGTCAAGTCATAAAACCAGTTTTCTTCTTCTTTTTCAATATCCAAGAGCCCTATTGTGGCTATTCTACTAAGATATGACGGCGTTACAAAGTTTCCAATTACGGGATCCGAATTTTTAAAAACATTAATCATGTGGATAGTATTGACAATGGCCTGGTTGAGGACATCATAGTACCCCATAATGGGGACATCCCCCACACTGGCCTCAATTTTTTGATTGTCCAACATCCACACAGCTTCTATCATACCCGATCGCGCATACTCTTGCAAGACATTTCTTACAATTTTTTCCTGCATTTGCTGAATTCTGCTCCCTAGTTCAAGGTCTGGTTGTATATAAAGCACGGTAATGATGTTGGTTTTAAGCTGATCAAGTAATCGTAATACCCCCCCAGAAATATCTCCACTCCCTCCAACGACAACCAACACCTCGCTAGCGGTGAACTTAAGTTTTCGTTTGAGAGAAGGAAAGTTCTCATCATAATCTTCATGGCTCTTACGTTTCTTGATCGTAATGTCGGCCTCTTTGGTAGTATCAATAGAATAAGTTTCGTACTGTGGAAACTTAGCAAATGTTTTCGCAATACCACAACCTGCGCTGCCTAGCCCCACCACTATCATTCCTCCACCCACTCCAACAAGAAGCCCATATCAAAACCGCCGCGGGAAGTCCGCTTTGCAATTGCCTCTGCTAGTATCGTCTGTTCATGAATGCCTAGGCGGTGGCAAATAAAATTCATAATTTCCATAATGTCGGCCGCTTCCTCAGCGCATGGATTCTCTACAAACTCCTGAACTTCTTCTTGAAGCTTTCTCATAGCGTGGCTCTGCAGGCGATCTCCTCGTAGCTGTGAGATGGCAAAGTTCTTGCCATCCTTCTCAATAATTTCAGGTATCCGATCGCGCACCAGCTTATGGTAGATCTTTTTCATAATCTTAGCTCCTTCATTTCACCAAGATTTCTACCTGCCGACAGATTCACCTTAAACATACCATAACGTGTTTCTTTGAACGTGTCAAGCAAATTTAAAATCTCATAGCGATCTTCTTCTGCGAGATCGATATAAACAGCGTCGTGAATAAGAAATGAAATATTGCTTTTTCTCCCCTTCAAAAGCTCGTAGACCTTATAAGCCTGCTCATGCACCATATCAATTGTGGTACTTTGTACGATGTAGTTAAGAGCATGATGCTCGTCTACGTTCTCTATTATTCTACCATAGTCGGTCTCAATTTTACAGCCATTCCAGTATTTATTTCTCACTAAATCTTTGTTATAAAGACTCTCTAACTGCTTGTTTTCCTTACTAGAATACAGCCACGCGAAGGTCTTTACCTTGGCTTCTTCGCGGGTCAATTTACTGTCAAAAACGTTCTTTACGTTCCAATCGTGAATATCATTCCCGGGCTGAGTTTGGTCTGACAGCGCAAGGAGGGTCCTCAACTCCGCTGCGTTAAAATCTAATTCTAGGAGCCAATCATTCTGTGGACTGATACATGCCCGGTATTCCTTGTTCAGAGTGAGAATGGGAAAACTGTTGGGACTCGTAGCAAGACGCCCAGTAACTGTGCCATATGGATTGTAGTCGCACACAGGCTTTACTGTCTGCAAGGTACGATGAAAGTTTATCCCTCGCACTGAACTTAAAAGATGTTTGATGGGATCTATATTGATATTTAAAGACTGTCCCCGAATCGTACTAAGCATTTCTATAAGGTTATAGGTAAGTTGATAGTTCTTGGGTCGTGGATAAGTGCCCAAAACGTGTTCTGTAATTTTATTCTTCGCGTTTAAATACTCAAACAAGAAATACTCAGGAAGGACGTCATAAAAACAATTTTCATTCAACGACAGGCGAGCAGTTCCAAAAGCCTTGAGACACGCTTTAAGCGTTTTCTTGATCTCACCCCACTCTTCCTTTAAGTCCTCAGGACAAACGTCTGTGAGAGACGCTCCATGACCGTATATGCGACCTATCTCGTAGTTCTCACCTGGAAGATGGTCGGAATACTCCCATGTCTCGCCCTCTAGTGGAATCATGGAACGGGGGTATATCTTATTTTGAGAAAAATAACCCACGCAATCCTTCTTGTGATCTAAAATTTGGAAAAGCAAACTAACTCCCTAGTACAGTTGACGACTAATGTCTTTCTCTACTAGGATTCTACCACCTGACACACGATTGTCAAGAACTTTCGCATTTCTTATCTGGAGAGCGACGGAGCCCATATCATAAATGTAATCCCTATAAATCGTATTCACAAAATCCGCCACATTTTGGAGTTTGCTAAGGTCAGATAATGGTGCCAGCTGATAAACCTCATATGCCTGACGCTTTAGTGATGACACTTGTGCGGGGGCAAGAGGGTTTCCTATTTCCACCTGTCGCAAATCGATGTACAAATCTATTAAAAATTTATCATCCATTGCGGCTGCGCCGCCTAAGCTAGCTCGCATGTCGCTTGAAACAGAAGGCGTGGGTGGTGGTGTAAGATCTACGCCCGGGCCGTCTTCAGGAGGGGGCGGTGGGGGCTGTTGCACGAGAGGGACACGTAACTTTGATACAACAGGACAACCAGCAACCACCGTATCTACCGAGGAACCCGGAATACCTCGGGCTGCGGAGCCGGCGCTTTCGTTCTCATAATAAGGATCCCTATTTACAAGACTAATATAAGAATTAATAAAAAGATTCATTAAACCAGCAAAATCGGTCATACAAGTTTTATCGTAAAACACCTCGAAAAAATTATCTCGGGTGACTGCTGACCCATCTGGTGTAACATATGAAAAAAGGGCAGCCTGCTCGAATGCCGTCGAGAACATATCAGCTGTCAGAACCCATGGGGCATTTTTATCGACCATAAAACCAAATTTCTTCGCGCACTTGCGGTAGAACTCAAAATTGGGATCTGTTATAAATTTTTTATACTTGACGGAATCGTCTCCCGCATCTTCGTTGGCCACCGCTATACTAACCGCGCCTGTAAAAATGCTACCGTTCTGTGAAATTAAATAGTTCGTTTTGGTCACGGGGGTAGAGGCAGCAATGTCCAGCAGGTAGCGCCTATAGAACTTTAGAAAGGATCCGAAATCCTTTATCTCTCGCTTTTGTAGAGCTGTAAGATTATCCGCGAATGTATCAAAAACGCCTTGTATAAATTGAGCATATCTAACATTCGGTGACTCATAAGCTTTAACCGCTTTCAGACCCAAAAGATTAGGATTGGCACTCGTATCTACAGCGCTCACATATACGGCCTTTGCCATGTGAAATACAAACCGCTCGAATATATCTACCACAGCGTTAAGAGCCATCATATTGGGCATTGCTGAACTCGGGATCACTTTCAAATTTGCCGTGCTCGGTACAACTGAGTTCTGAAATTGATCGACTCGGCCATAGAGTCCCCTATCATACCATATATCTATGGGAGATGGAAATTCGGCAGGATATATTTTATCTTTATACAGAGAACGTTGATAATACGCGGACCTCGTAGACATGCCATTGCGGCCTACGGGGTTAAGAAGATCTGCGGGTGGATAATTGAATCTATCTGGCATGATTTATCTCTCTTACCGCATCAGGACCCGAGTTTTCTGAATGATGACGCCGGACTCACCCCCAGCAGTGCGGCCCGCGCCGGGCTCGGCGGAGCTTCTTGCGATTGCGGTCGCGGCTTGATCCTCAGACAATGGTCCTCCTTCAATATCTGCTTGAACACTGCCGATCATCACCGTGGTGGTCTCGAGCCCCGAGGCCCCTTCTGTTGCGGCTGCAAGCTCTTCGGGGGTAAACACAGTTGGTATCGGGTCGGCGTCATCGCCGGTCGCGTCGTCGTCGGGCCGCCAATCAGGTCTTTCATCAATGATCTCGTCGCTGACGCCTTCCAACAACTGAGCAGTCGTGCTCACTGCTTCTTCCCTAAACCTCATTCCCTCTTGATAGGCCTGAAGAGTTACATTATAGCCTGAAGGACTAATTGTGTGGTGGACGCTGCTCACCATGAAATATCCTCCTAGGCCCAAGATGCGCGAAAGGTCGGCAGCACCTCCCACAAATGTAGGATCAATATAAATATACTGCCCATTCTTATATAGAGTGTTCCCAACCATTTCTAAGTTCACAGTATAGAGTTCTCTCAACTGTTCGGCCCCAAGCGTCCCGCGCTTCTGAATTTTGGACTCCCTCAAATATTGCTGATCTTGCCTATTAAAGGATAACTTCTTGAGAAGGCCTGCGGATGCACCAATATAATGATGATAAATACCTTGGGAAAGGTCTGTGGAGTAGTCTCCGTCTCGAAAGCCGGGGCCAGCATCCGTACAATATATAAGCAGACCCGAGGTCAAATCAAACTTGTTTTTGTCTTCCTCTGAGGCATCGGGTGGGGGGATATCGTTGGTGGGGCCGCTGACTCCAGACGCAGAGGCGAGTATACCAACTGCGGCTGGTCGGCCGGGGTGCATCTTCGGGCTTCCTCCCGCCCGCTTATTATGAAACTGAACGATCGATGTATCAAACTTTATCATATTCTCCGCATCTTTATCATAGCAACTGCTGCGCAGAGAATCTGTGATTAGTTGCGCGCACAGATCTTTAATAAACTGTATCAACATATAGCTGCCCTTGCCGGCTTGGACCACATTATTCTTAAACCATATGTTAAACTGGTCCATAGAAATAGGGATACTCCCAATATTAATACGTTTTTTAAGGGCGCCACCCTCTTCGGGGTCTATCCCTTGAAGATATCCCTTAGCTTGTAATTGTTCTATTAGGGCTGCCTCATTAATTGTATCGGCGGCCTTCACTGCTGTCGCGTTCCCCAGCTGATACCACACCAATGGATCAATAACGTCTATCTCAGCTAAAAATGTCATATAGTTACGAACAGGCGATTCAGAATTAATGTCTGGATTAGATTCAATAATGGAATCAATGAGATCACCTAAATAAAAATATGGAATATAAATTTGTTCGCTCTCGCCCAAGCTTTCGGTCCATTGTTGATAAAGTTGTTCTCCGGTAGTCGCGCCGCCATCTTCGCTATTCTCATCCACAATGAGTTGAAGCAAATCGGTGTTCTGATGTTCGGAACCTCCTGCACTCAACACAAAACCGCGAGCTTCGGAATCACCCGAAAGCTTGTTACGTGCACGCTGGGCACGGCGCTCGGGAGTTTCTTGCCATAGAGGAGGCATATATAATTCGCGCGGATTAACCTGCATCGAATACACCTTGGGGCCCCCTTCAATGGGTTCATTGTCTGCGGTGCGTCCATACAAACGGGCCAGGAAGCGCCTATACTTTTTCAATTTATCTTGTTCCAGCAGATCTTTTCGTTTCTGCAATAATTTTTTAAGATCTTCTTTCTTGGCGTTCATCCGGGCAGCTTGATCACCCTCGGTTGCCGCATCATCTTCGAATCCTCCCCCTTCTTCAATCTCCTCGGAAAGAGCCATCATCTTCTCTTCCAGGGGCTTCAATATATTCTGAGTTGCTTTGGTATTGTTCCCTAGGATGTCCATCCGGTTAGAAGTTAACATCCCCGTAAGCGCGGCCTGATAATCAATCGTTAAATTAAGTGAGCCATCTTCATTGAATGTTAGATTATGACGAGTTTGTTGTAAAAACAAGGAAATGCGAGTACTGTCGATGGCTTGTCTCAATTGCTTCAGCTTGGCCGGACTGGAGTCAGGCATCGTCGCCTCGAAGCTTGAGTTGGGAGGTGTGGACCAGCCCGCTACCACCTTTATACGGTAGGAAGGACCGTTAAACCCTTGATTTAAATTATCTTTCATAATAGAACGAAGAAAAGCTGGGGTGGGCTGAAGGTCAACTGGGCCGGCCGGTTGACTCTTAAATTTCTTTATTGTCGGAGAGGGGATCAATAAATCCAAAGGGTTGGGAACCCCGGTGCCCGCTTGATATTGGGTGCCTCCGGCAAGCTCACTATGGGCCGCCGAGCCTTTAAATAGATCTTCTATGGTTTGAAAATAAAATGAAAGAGTGGCGCTAATATTATTGTCAACCTCTGCAGGCTGAATCCCATCTAGGCCCCACGTAAAGGATTGAAGGCCCCAGCCGCCGAAGCGGCCGCCGCCTTTGCCTGTTAGTCGCTCTATATCTGCGGGTTCTATAAAATTAGGAATGGGAATTTCTTGTTGTTTAATTGCCTTGGTGGGGTTTTCAGGGTCATAGTCCACACGATAAATCTTAATATAAGGTACCAACATAGCATAGGCTGCCGGTGTCAAATTCAATAGCTCTTCTATCTGTCCTACCTTGCCTCCCATCTGTATAGTTGAAACGGTGGAGCCGGGAGCAACACCGTTGCCAGTCAACGGTATAACGTTGCTGTAATTGGCTTCTTTCTCCTGGAAGGAAGAAAGCAATCCTATATTTTCAACAAGAAAACACTGAAAATCAAATGGCTTAAGGTTTCGAACCTTCTTAATCTTCTTGCGAACTTCTTCTTTAACATCGTCATCAAGGGTTATATCACCCCCTTCGTCCCGTTCTTGTGCCTCGGTCTGCTCAGTGATTTTTCCGGCGCCGAAGAAATCTAAAATTTGTTCTACATATTCTTGTACTTTTGCATCATACTCGGGGGTGCCCTTGTTAGCGCCAAATAAACTACCCGTCCCATCTCGCGCGAGGAATGATTCGCGAAGGAATTTATCCAATGGTGCGAGGGTACCACCAGCGAGTTGGGCTTCACCCGGGGCAACAAACGCGGCGTACAGAAGCTCCCACTGCATCGCGATATCATCTTTAAATTCTCCGGCCGCTGACGCCGCAAAATCACCGAGAGGAAGCGTTGGCCAGATAGCAACGCGATCGGGAATATATGCCTCCCCTTTCTTGCGCGATGTTTCGAAGGGCGCCGGAAGATGCTGGGTTCGGTTTGCGGACTCAAACGCATCCCATCCCTCACCCGTATAAGAATAATAAAAAGGCGCTTCGGCTTTCCACACCGTATCATTGATACTCACTCCCTCTGGCAACGCGAGGGGCCCATCTGCTCCCCCAGCAACATTAATGGCGGCGGAGGAAAGTTCCTCTCGGAATGCCTTTAAGCATGCATGAACTTCGGGGGGTACGCGGCCGCCTAATTTAGTAAACTCCATTATCTCCGGAGAAGTAAAGTGCCCTGCTTTTCCTGCGGGAGTCGTCTCGTCGAGAGCAGTGGAGGTGTCTGTGAAAAAATTATTAATCTCTATCCCGGCGTCGCCATATCCCAGTAAAGAAGTCGCGGTGTTCTCCCCCTGGAGAGGAGACTTCCAGAACAAATTTGTTTTGGCTGCAGTTATACGTTCGGGGTCCCCGACTCCCTGCGCGCTGCCGGCTTGTGCCCGGGCCCTCGAGCCTCCTGCCGTACTGGTACGACGCTGCCGTCCGAGCCCGTATTCATTGCGGCGGCGACCCTCGTGAATGGGTAACGAAAATCTTCGATGAAACTGCTCATCTTCTAGGGCCTTTTTTTCATCTGGCGGCAGTGTGGCCCAGTCGGCCTTGCGGCGAACTTGCTCGGAGTCGGCGGCAGCCTCAGCCCCTGCGGTTCCTGTGGCCCACGCGGTGAAGGAGTTGCCAGCCATGATAGTACCATAGCCCGGGCGATCAGGATCTTCGACAAACCCTGGTGTCCCCACACGCGCGTTGTAAACAAGGTCCCATATCTCGGCCTCTTCGCGGGTATAGTCTTTCATATACATTTTCATTCTTAGCGCTCGGGCCGGGGGTTCTTCGCCGCCCCATGGATCAGGCAACCCCCCAACGCCCATATCTATTTTGGCTGTGATCGCCTGGCCGCCCCCGGGCTCTGCAGAACCAGCGACCTCGGTGGGGTAAATAGGGTCTTCTCTGCGAGAAAGTTCCTGGGCAGCTTCCTGGGCGCCTCCTGTATTAAACAGTGATGCCCAGAAGCCGGCTTCCTCTGGATCGTTTAGAACGCACTCACGAAGGAAGTTCATGTGAAAACCCGTGAATAAACCAAATTTACGCCAGGATGTTTTCATCGCCAGCCAACTTGATCCGCCATCCTCTGCGGGCCCAAGAGCCTTTTTAGCCTGCTCTAGATTAGTAATTGCGCCGGCTCCTTCGCCGACGTCCTTGAACTCGATGGTGTTCTCTTCAATATCTGCTTGATAATCCGCGTAGTGATCAATAAAATACTGATATGCGATTTCAAGTCTTAAGGCGTCCGCATACTTCGCAGCAAGCTGATCATAGGAGTCTGCGACCCAGCTGGGAAGCCATGAGGAGGCAGCCATTGCTGTATTACACCCTCACCGATCGTAACACTCTCTCCAAAGGGAGGGGAATCGTAATCATATCCCCTACTCGAATGCTAGCTTCTGTGGGCTTCCCGTTATATAAAGCAATAACCCACCAGTACTGGGCGTCTCCATAATACTTGATAGCCAACTTATAATAGCGATCCCCAACCACCCAAATATGATTTATTAATGAAAAGGAAGAGATTTGGGCCGCCGTGGGTCGCGACATTTGCGGTGTGCCATATTGACGAATGAATGGAACATTGCGTTCCTCCAGAATCTCATCATAAGTTTCGTTATTGTTTTGAAAGATTTCTCTATTGTCGTATCGATTTCCCATGATTTATCCTTTACTTGGGCTCCGCCGGCGTAGTTGTGGTAAAGGAATCGTCGGAAGGGCTCGGAGCAGGACCCTGAAGATCCGTGTTGGGAGCGTCGGCGCTGCCGGGCTGTCCCCGTACGCCGGCGCCGGGAAGGGACATGAGATATGCCCCCTGCGCGGCCAGTGCAGCGGTGTCCTTCATTTGTTCGCCAATACGTTCTCTCTCCCTAATGTCAGCAATAAGTTGGTCCGACTCTGGGGTACCGGCCTGTAGACCAGCAACCGCTTCGTCGACCTCTTCGTCCACCATGGCCTCAAACTCTGGGTCGGAGCCAAGTTCCGCGCGGCGATCTTCGGCGTCTTCTTCTTCGGCGGCTGCTGCAGCATCCCGGTTGGCTCGGGCAGTTGTTACATAGGCGGGAGGGGGAAATTCTGTATAAACGTTTGGATATCTGTCATTAATATCGGGGGTGCCACCAAAATAATAGGTTGTCTTGCTGTCGGGCTCGGCCGAGTTGCCCAGTTCCGGGGCCCAGCCCACCAAATGAGTATGTAAAACGGTAAAGTCAAAGCTTAATGAAACTTTTTTAGGAATATAATTACGAATTTGTTTAATATTCTCCTCCTCCTCCATCACGTGGAACACCACCGAATCAGTCATAAAACCTCCCTCGCTTACATCGGGAGCATAACTAACAGGGCCATTAATATATCCCACCAGCTGCTGATTGGGATTGTTGGGGCTTGAAATAAGATTAGTCCACTTCAATGCAAGAAGAGGAGCCCCTTTTAAAGTATTCTGGGCACTTTGGGCAGCGGAAGTATAAACAGGATATTGGAACTTTAAAAACTTTCCAATATTCCTAAGATTTCCTTCAGCCATGGATTTAGAATCATTAACAATATCAAAAGCCAAGTGGATTCGTCTTTGAGTTCCTTGATAAGTTGAAAGAGGATCCATGCGTCCATAGACTTGTTGTTCATTCCATTGAGATGTGTAGGTATCAGAGAAGTCTGTCACCCATCCCTCGAAACCGACATGTTCTGCTGTGGGAAGGTGAGTAATCCCGACAGAAAAAAACCACTGGGTGCGCCCCACGATGGGTGATTGGCCGCGTTGGTCGGCAAACTCAGGGACCGGATCCCTCTCAACTCCAATGATTCTTGGTTTATCTTTAAGTCCTGACGTTGCCATTTTTTACTACCCTACTCCAAAGGGCGTTACTACGTCACCACTCAAGCCCTCGCGGACGACAGTTGTGGAGAACTCCCTTCCATTATCTAGTACGAGCTGGACTTTTTTGGTCCCTCCATTCTTGCTAGCAGCTGCAAGATCTCGGCGAAGGCCTCGAATTTCCGCAATCATTGCTTGATTGGTTTGTATAACGTTCTTAGTATCGCCGGCGTTTGCCACCAGGGTTCCACTTGGAACAATCGCCAGTTCTTTCTGGTTGCCCTCATTCATACGAATGGGGACGAGGGGGGAACCTGCCATGGCGCCACTAGCATCTGCAGAAAGCTCGCTCTCTACAGCCTCCGGGGTGAGACCCATAGCGCTAGCAATAGCCTGGACGACACCGCCTCCTGCAAAGCTCTGCATTCGTTTGGGCTGATGAGATCTAAGTACTCGGCCGCCGCGGCCGAAGTAAGACAGGTCGGCGGTACTCGGGCCCGGCTCTTCTCCGGGACCCATCGCAGAAACAGCACCACCGACGCCGAGGGCCGCGCCCCCGATGATGGCCAGGCCGGCCAGTGAGAATACCTGCATGCCGGGGATCATCATTAAAATGGCAGCCATCGCGGTGGCGACGAATAGTGCTGTCGAGCCGAAGTCGTTCAACTTTCCAATCCCTCCGCCAACCCAGGCCATGAATTCAGCAAATTTTCCAACTAGAGGAATCAACACATTTGTTAAAAGTGGCTCAGTATTCAGATACAGCTGTTTGAAAGCATTTGATAATTGTTCAGTGATCGCCTGCATGTTCTTGGCTTCTTTCGCGGCCTTTTCCATGGTCATGGCCTCAATAGCCAATTCTTCATTACTTTTACTTAGCATCGCAGCCGTATCAGAAACAGACATCCCCAGAGCATCGGACATCGCCTTTAATTCTGCGCCACTGAGATTTTCAGCCGCGACGCCGGCTTCGTCCATGGCATCTCTAAGCATCCGGATTCCTTCAGCCGGATCCTCATACGAGGCATTTAGCATGTCGATGGCGTTAAGGAAGGGTCCGCCCAATATAGCGTTCAAGCGACCAACCTTTTGTGCGGCGCCCTCAAAAGTATCAAATCCTTCCATGAGGCCCAGCATAGCGCCGACTTCGACGCCGACCGCCTTGGCTTGCACCGCCATTTCCTTAAATACGTCCCCGGCGCGAGTGCCATAAAGGCTCAAGATATTTTTATTAGCCTCAAACTCCTGACCCAGGTCATTAACATCTATCCCCAAGGACTTCGCAGTCCCCTGCAGATCAAGTAAAAGAGTCTGCGCTCCCTCCAGGGACATTCCCATGGACTGAGTTGCCGTCTGCATGATTGAGGCTTGCGTTTGGAAAGAGAACCCCATCTCTCCTAAAATGGTTACAGTATTGGCAATTTCTTCCTGGGTGTCTTTACTATAATAAGTAAAATCAGTGAAAGTGTTCTTGAGAGCGCCCATTGCCTCGGAGGCTTCTTCTAGCGTTACGCCAGCAATACGGCCATTGCGCTCAACATCTCTGATTACATCATTAAACTCCTTTCCGGCGCCAGTGGACTTCCGAAAATCAGCAATGACTTTATCCTGTTCTAAAGCAAACTCAAATGATACCTGAACCAGCTTAAATAAAGCGTTCGCGAGAAGCTCCCCGGACTTAACGGACTCCATCGCTTGGGTAGTGAAGCCCTGCAGGCCGCCTTCTCCTTTGGTGGCCATGTCAGCAAACGTTTTAAAAGGACCAGAAAGACCGAACATAGACTGGGCGAGGCCATCAAATGTGTCTTCGCCAAACTTGACATCCTCCGCCAATTCCTCTACTGCTTCGGATGCTTCTCTTATTTTTCGTATGTATTCGTCGTACGCGGCGGCGCGTATGGCCTCGGTGGCACCATTTTGTGCTGTTTCTAGGTCGAGAAGCGCTTCGGTATAAAGCCGTTGAGCGTCCCCGGCTTTGGCAAGCTGGTCGGCGTTCTCCGACAGCCGGGCACCAAGCTGGACATGCGACTCTGCGAGATTGACGTTAGCTGCCGTCCGCGCGGCAGTTGTTTCATTATAGAGGGACTCTGCACGGGCATATTCATCAGATGCCGTCCCGTGTGAGGAGGCAACGCGCATAAGCTCATCTTGTTGTTTAATATATTGCTTATTAAGCTCTTCAATTGCGCGCTGTTGCTTATCAACAGAAAGATATGACTCTTTGAGAGCGTCATTAAACTTTTGTATGCCTTCGGACGCAGATTTAGGAAACTCTAAGGACTTGAGCTGATCCTGGAGTTTGGCAAACTCCTTCCGGAGCACTTCAATTTGTTCTGGTGTTATATTGGGAGGGGCCATCTTTTCTAGACTTCCCTACCTAGCTTGTAAACGGCCAGCGCAAGCCCGTTTCGCCTTCGAATGCCCGAACCGATTTCATTAAACTATGTCGCGACGACAACGTCCTGTGATCAGTCAACCCATGCTTAAGATAGGCATCCATATAGCTTTTTTCTCCCTGCAAGCTCTTCATAAAGGAATTAATCTGAGACTGGGTGCCCATCAACTTAAGAGGGAGCCCCATCCCAGAAGCATACAGGTCTAAAAGCGCTAGTTTGACTTGGCCGGCGAATTTACTATAGGCTTTAATGCGGCGTTCATTTAACTTGCCATCACGATTATCTAAATAAATAATATTTGTGGTTAAGTCGTCCATTTAAAAAGCCCCTTAATATAAATAGTAAGCAACTAAAAAGGCGGAACTACTTCTTTGCCCGGGCCTTCTCAATTTGTTCGTTCTGATCTTTATACTCTTTAACTAGTCGCTCAACAAACCATTGGCGCAGGGCCACAGGGAGATTATAGGCTTCAAAAAATGACCAGGCGCCGTAATGCTTTAAAACGAAGAACTCTTCGTAAACGCTTTGTTGGTATTTAGGTGTTAGGCCAAAAAAACTGTGCCGTCAAGGGCATCGTCACCTCCCCATCGTGAGAGCAATGATTGCATGCAAAGTCATAGGCAATGTCGACGTCAGGCTTTACCTTCTCGTAAATGGTTCGCAAATATTTGACGTCCTGCAGGGGCATTTGTTCAATAAATTGGCCTACTTGGGAGGGATCGGTATGAGTATTCACCGAAACAATCACAAGCTTCAGCAAATCGGTGCTTCGGGTATCAGGGAGCTTCAGCTTTTTCTTCTTCTCGTTGCTCTCCGACAGCATTCGCTCATCTCTAGAGGTCAAGAGTCTTACTTCTACATCCACCTGAGATTTAGGGAGCGCAAACACAAAAGTGCCAGTGTCGCTCATCTCTACGTTTTCCGGTATTTCGGAAGCATCATGACAATCGACCTCCTCCAGATTAAATACCTTCGAGTTTACCTCGCGGCAAGAAGGACACCTAACAGTGGTGTCATAAAGGGGACCATAGCCAGTAATCCTAGCTGCAATGAGCAAAGCGTTCTTGTCTCCAATTAATAAACTATCTGCTTTAATGTTTTTGTTTAAAAGGATCGACTCTAATAAGCGATCGATGGCAAGTCCCTTTTTCAAAAGAGATTCTGAAGTAAGAATATCCTCTTCTTTTGCCGTCATGTGACGTATTTCAACTGTGTCTATGTCCGCAAGGGGATGGTTTTCATCATAAAAGCGTCCCTTACTGGGGAGATCCACAAAATCTGTAGGGGCTACAAATGAAAACATACCCTCGGACGTTGTTGCGGCAACGGCGGGGGATCCTGTGTTTTCCGGGGTGGGGGCTCCAAAACGCTCTGAATTTCTTTTCCGAGCCATTAACTACCTTCTTTCAATATTATAATTACGCTTCCGTTGCGAATGCAATCGCGGGTCCGGGAGTGTATATGGCATAATCATACCGCATTCCCAGCGTGATGTTAAGCAATTCGGTGTCCTGATCGTAATTTAAATCACCGAACTCTGCTTTGGTGATCCAGCCGTTGATCAGCTGCCACGTTCCAACGTCGCCGCCTTCACCGTTAACCTCTTGAATAGTAACGATTCCTAGCGCCGCAAGAGCGTCAGCCTTGTTGACGGTGCCGGGGACCTGTTGGCCAAGAACAACATTTTCCTGAATGTCGGGGCGCAACCAGCCCATCCCAGCCAGCGCATTCATCAAAAGCGCATTGCCATCAGGATTGATTGAGTTTACAATTACTGCAGTTATTTCGTTCCACTCGACGGAACCAGGATAATAGTAGGTGTTTCCAAGAAACTTATGATTAGCGGTTCCTACAGTATATCCTGGCTTGGTCACCGACTTGGCCAGATACTTAGCATAAGTAAAAGCCTCGTCGCCAGTAGGAGAAGCTAAGCCCGGAATCTCCAAGATAAATCTATGTGCTCTTTTAGGCTCAGATAGTGCGCTTGTCCAAAATGGCATTGTATTATTTTCTCCTACAAAGTTCTACATTAAATAGTGTATTAATTGAAAACATTCTTTTTAATTAGTCGTCGAATGACGCTCCCGTTCTGGTGATATTGAAATCAATCGCGATATACTCAATAGCGCGGGTTGGCTTCAAGAAAATCTGTGCGTACATAATGTTCCTATCAACCAATTCCGGAGTGGTAGTGGTCTTATCAAGAACCAGCTTGTAATCCGACAAACCAAAGTTGGTTTTAATGTCAGCCAAAATCGGTTGCACCAGTGAAATGAAGCGTGCCCAGGTGGTTTCCACATTGGGATCGAACAGAAGCCGAATGGCAACCTGAGAGATTCTCTTCTTGACAAAGATCATGAGGCGACGGACATTAATTCGATCAAGTGCCGACGGGGTGACTTGCAGGGTCTTCTGACCGAAGATTACAATGCCTTCCGCGGGGAACTTGGCAATGGGGTTAATATTCGCAGCATACAGCGTGTCCCGGTCCTTGCGTCGCAGCTGATGGGCCACGTCTACAACCGGAATACCTGCCGCACCTTCAGTAAGGCCGCCGCGATTGAAGCCTGCGGGAGCAAACCAAACCTGCGTCTTCTTCTGAGAGCTTGAGAACGTTCCCAAGGCAGCCACAGAAGGCGGTAGCCAAACCATAGATCCCTGGATAGTATCTCGGCATCTTACCCACGGGTAGAAGCAGCAACCATACGAACTGTTGAGCCCTCGGTCCCTCAGGCTGCTCACCACGCTAGCGAGTCCAGATGCGGTATTATTGCGAGCCGAAGAAGTGTCTTCTGCGCGGGGGGTATAACCTCCGTTAAGATCTATAATGGCCAAGGCATCCGCACGGTCTTCGCACAGATTTAGTAAGTTAGTGGTTAATCCTTCGTGTCGCATACCAGGAATGGTCGCAAGATTCATTTCTACCACTTCTGGATCGGCAATTGAATCAATGGCCTGTCGCACGGAGTTGAAAACATAACTATTGGCATCCGTCGCCGAAGAGGGTAGATTAAAGGTGGCACTATTAAAGGGGTTAAGCTCTTTAATGTCCAGTCCATCAAAGCCGCCATACAACGGAACCGTAAAACGATCAAATCCCTTGTCCAAAACGCCGGCGATCGATCCGCTAGTGTTGGTTAAAGAGTTTCCGGCTGCATGAGAGCCTGACTCCCAGTAAGCGTTGGATAAAGTGTCGCCCGCCAAACGAAGGTCGTCCAGTGTGAAATACATGGACTCTTCAGTTTTGCGCGTCGTTGTATCCTCACCATCAAACATGTTGGCCACGATGCCGCCGCGGGGGCGCAACAAATCAATTGTTGAGTCAGCGAAGCGACTACCACCGGCAGTGCGTGACGTCTGTAGCCCCCAATATGCATCGGTGGGATTATTAAGATTCCCCGCGGATGACGAAGTTCTTAGCTCTGGCGAAGGATAAAGAAGTGAAACATCTAACGTCGAACCACTCACCACCAAGACACTCGACATTGTCGCTGTCGCCAGCTGGGCGAGGAGGGTCTCGCGGCCGGCCGAGCCTGACTTAATCCAATTCCCGGTGGTGGTGCCGGCGACGATTGCGTCACCCCCATCCTCGTCCAAGTACTTAGTTATGCCCTTAAAGCCGAAGGGGAGGAGAGCTGGGCTCTCGCCCGCAATCTCCTCGTTGACAGCTACACGAATATAGCTGGAAACGTTATCATAATCGCCGGCCTGGATGTAGCGTCGCTCATCGACATTCCAAGCAAGAGAGCGGTCTCCCACTTTTCGTGCAACATAATTTAAGGACTCCGGGTTGAGATTTAGATCGTTGAACTGTTCTATTACCTTTACAACCCCATCGGAGTCTGATAACCGACGCACAACAAGAGAAAACGTACCATAAGGGTCGGCCTCGTTGGTTGATTCCTTAATATCCTGAACTGAAACCTTCAGATTTCGGTTAGTCCAGTCACCGGGCTGGTTTAGCGCATGCACGGTAAACAACGTGGGCATTTGATCTACTCGATAGCCATTAGCGACCGCTCCTCGATTGAGTACATCGCACCCAATAATCGCAGGAGTTTGAGCACCCTGGAGAGGCGCCCTAAAATCATCGCCATCATACGTGGTGTCACGCTGTAGGGGAACAACAGCTGCAAAGGTTCCACCCGCGGTGGCGTCGTCTAAGATGGCCTCATTAAGAAAACGATCAAATGACTCGCCCAAGAAGTAGTTTAGCTCACTCTCCACTAGATTTGGGTTGACTCTTTGAGGAGTCGTGTTAAAAACCTTACGAATATATTTTGCACTGGTTCGATCAAAATTAAAAACAGTTTTTAGCGTCTCAGAGTTAGAGTTAGAATCATTAATAATCAACGTGAACTGACCCTTAGTGGTACCATCGTCTGCCACAATAATACCAGAGCCGCTCGTGCTGGTACCATCAGTGAGCCGAACGCCGACCGGCCATGCGCTCGCTGTCGCGGCTGCCGGGGGGACGACAGTGCCGTCGGCCATGGTGCCGCTAAGCTGAAGTGTCGTGGCTGTCTCGGTGGTGTAAACAATTGCAGCGAGGGCGGCGTCGAATGCGCCGAGGGCTGGAGTGGAAGACCCAGTAAGAACTATAATCGCCCACGCCTTGCCCGCGTCATTGGTCGCGGCGTCAGCATCCCAGCCGGCGGTGCCTACCGTGTCAGACGTGGTCTGTGCGGCTTGAGATCCCAGGAGACGAACATAAGTGAGGGGAGCACTGTTCTTAAGATAAGCTTGAGCAGCATACGCTCCATAGCTGGGCGCCGCCACATTTGCCCCAAGTCGCCAGACATCGCCGGTCGCACTCCCGGGGATGGGTGCGCCAAAAACATTTACAAACTCAGAGAACGAATTCACCGTAACTGGCCGTAATCCGGGGCCTTTCTCAGCCCTCCCTATAACAACCGGTCCGATCCCTGCTGGCGAGGCAGGAAGCTGAGAGTTATCGATTTCATTAACGAAAACTCCGGGTGATACAAATCTAAAATTCTTTACTGACATGCGTTTTTATCTCCTAAGCCTGGGATATTCTTATTAAATAGTACTGAATGGGCGCAATAGTAACTATTCTCTGTAAAATCCACCCTTAATATTGTCCGGAATATCCCCGAATATTACCTTTTCTCTAGAAAGCTTGAATTCTACTGCGTTTTCTCGTTTTACGATCTTGGGCTTTTCTTGATTGTCACCTTCTCCCACTAAATATCCGAGCACTTCGATCGTAATTGTCTGCTCAAAGTTTCTCTGTTCCATTCCCATATTAGAAGCATTCGATCCATTGGCAATACTACCATTTATGAAAACTTCATAAAAATGATTTTCATAGGTAATGCGCTTAGGCATTCGGGAGTTGCCTGGAATAGTTAAAAACGGCTGTAATAATTCATTAATTTGTTGTTGATACTCGGTACGTAACGTAACTTCATAGTTTACCATAACCCACGTGGGGATAGGAATACTAATAGTCTCGTAAACTGCCCGCTGGACCGACATATTCCTCTTATTGGTATTAAGCATCTTCGCCCCCACCGTTTTCTTGGTGCCATATTTACGATTTGCTAAAGCATTTTGAAATTCAGCGGTCTTTTTTTGGTTAATGCGCCGGGCAACAGTTATAGTGCCTCCCCGTGGGTCATCCACCGGATATAAGTTAGCATAGACGGTGCCTTTCCGAGTGGGATTTTTATCGACGGAAGCCCGGTTGATCGTGATAAGAGGAAGGACCAAAGTCTGTTCCGTATCGCGCAACTCTTTATTATGCCAGGACTTTATTTGATACGCGCGCTCAGCACTTACCCACAAAACTGGAGTTTTACGAAAGCCTTCATTGGTTGTAGTATAAAGATTCAACTCCTCATCTAAAAATCTTACCATGGCACCATCAATAGTTTCCAAAGTAGAGGGCATAAACTCAATTTCTCTGAGTCTCTTTTCAACCTCTGGGTCTCCCACATAATCAAACTTATCGGGGTTTTGTATTTGTTTTTGTGTGCGTCGGGCTGCCATGGCTTATCCCACGTATATGCCTGCAGGCACATTTTGAAGAACTTTAGCGGTGGAATCTTGAAGAGTAGAATCTTTGGTGGCCACCTCAGTATAAGTAAGTTCATCAAGTGTCGTCTTTAATTCTTCGCGCAATATATCCTGCTCTGCTTTGGATTGTGCCAGCAAATCCGCTGCATTCAAAGTCACCGATTCACCTGGAATGGGGACTGTTGTAAATTTACCACGTACTTGGCCCAAAATTTCTTTTGTTAATGCCAACGCAAATCGCCTAATCCATTGTTTACCAATTGAATTAATGCTTTCATAAGGAATATTTTGAAACGGCAATGTATTCATATTGTTAATACCCTCAATACCTGATTTAGGCTCGTCAGTGCCGTCTTCCCATGGGGCATACTGATTTTCAATCGTAAACTGAACCCAAAACTTTTCCGGACTGGTACTGTCCGGACGTGGGAAAATCTTTAATCGAGTATTTTGAATTTCATATGAATAGTGTGAAATACGAGTATTGAGTGCGTCTTCATAGCCTATCGCTTGGAGCTTGTTTTGCCAGACAGGGACAATTTCAAAAGTGGAATCATCGGCATACTGTCCATAAGTTCGTAAATTGCCTACCACCGAGAAGCCGCCATAATATCCGTAAAATCTCCACATAGCACGCGGGGTCTTAAAAAACACTTTACGTACTATCACTCGTTTGTTCTGAATTTGATTATAATAGAGCTGTGTAGTATCGTTGGCTGATGAGGAAGACAAAATAGTCTGCAGATCATAATTCTGTTCCCCCACTATCCGGGGAATGGAGCCGGAATAAATCGGAAGAGTGCCTCCTAGGCCTACCTCCGTAATAGATCGCTCTGAAACGCGGCGGGCAAAACCATAATCGAAGCGCGGATATCGTAAAGCCACGTCCGTGCCTGCCAGTCCGTCGCCGGCGATAATTTGACCGTCTTGGTCAAAAGACGCCGTTTGGGCGCCGAGCAGTTCTGATAATGAATTTTTGCTTTGATGAATGTTTACAATATAAGAATATTCTAAAACTGATTCCTCATAAGCGGAGTAAACATTCCCCTCGGCCAACTCAATGTCTAATACGTCGCCGCCTAATTTCTTATAAGTAAAGGCTACTTGATCTGAGGCCCCCGATAAAAAGGAAACCGAAGAGGCATACATCCCAAACGGTAACGTGGTTGCAACGTTTCCCGGCGAGCCCGTCACAGGCAGCACATTCGAATTAGTTGTCGATGCGGGACTTAATTTAGGGATCGCCATGAACTTACCTCTAGTATACTGTTACTAAATAGAAAGCCCCGCCTCAAAAGAGACGGGGCTTTCACTATTTTGACCTTACGTCAAGTATGACTTAGACTAAGTCGTGAACGATCACGAGCCCATACATATCAGGACGAACCATCTTCTTGGCATATCGAGTCATGACTCCCTTGCGGGGCACGAAGTCTTCAACGCCGAAGATCGTCGGTGTGGTCTGCAGCGGCACATAAGGTGCATACACATAGCCACTTTCAAGGAAGCTACTCCCACGTCGACCAACAAGGATCAAATTCCGTGGGAAGTAAGGATCGACAAGAATGTCGAACTTCTTCGAAAGGGAACCGACCTTAACAGCACCCGCGTCTCCGCGATCACTGTCTGCAGTCACATTGGCACGGAAGCCAGCCGTGAACTCAAGCAGGTTGGCAACTTCAGGTCCGCAGACGACAAAGTTGGCAGCACCACGTAGAGTCTTACGGTGGATCTGTGCCGAGACATCATTGATAGTCTCAATGAGAGTCTCATACCACTCACTCACGTTACCCGTGAAGTCAGGCGGGTTCGTTCCAACGCCAACCGGCAAGCCAGTCGAACGATTAAGGAAATTACCCGGTGACCGAGACCAATTGAGCGTGGCCGCAGTTGCACCGCGGACAAGATCCTCAATGATCTCACGATCGATTTCAAGAGCAATCTGCTCAGACAGAATCTGAGTAAGCTCGACCTCGGCATCAAGGTTGTGGTAGGCGTTAAGATCTTGTCCTAACTCCGGGGTCCACTTGGCCTTGAGCTTCTTGGTGACAGCCGTGACCGGCACCGAATCGATCTTGATGTCGATCTCTGGGATTCGAGGACTACCCTCAAGCCCCCAGCCAGGACTACTATTACCAATAATGGCGCCCAGATTACCAGCGGCATTCTGGAAGTCATCCTTCATCGGGAAGGTGGCCGTCAACGCTCCACCGTTCGTGGCATCAACTGACTGTGCCGCGGCGAGCGCGGTTGCAGCTGAAACAACGAAGATAATGTTACTAGCGTTGTACGGATCTTGTTTCGTCAGACGACGCGCGCAAACAGCGCTGCCGGAAATCGGATTTGCGAACGGATCATCACCATTCGAAGAAAGCGAAATTGCGACATAGTCGTTAGAATTCCAATTTTCTGTACTGGTGGTAAACGTACTCCTCGGAATACTGAAAACAGCGACAGCAGAACCCGAGAGATCGGGATCCCACTCGCACAGACGCTGGAATGCGCCAATGCCCGACGTAGTAATACGCGAACCAGTACCTGTTCCGGCACCAAGTGTACCAGACGCAATAACCGTCTGAGCACCTAGAACAACAGAACCCGTTGGTGACGAGTAGCCGTTGTTAAGAGCATACGGACCAGCCTGCGGATTGTTACCATCTGTTAGGTTAACACCGCCGGTGATCTGTGCACCCACAGCTCCACCACCGTAGAGTGACGTGTTGTACTCGTATCCTAGACGAGACTCGGTTCCGGTTCCGATCTGGCCGGCACGGTCGCCGGAGAACACGAAATCGAGGAAGAAGATGAGGCCCGAGGGCAAACTCATCGGCTGAACGCTAACGAGTTCGTTAGCAATCAGGTTGCCGAATACACGGCGAACGAGGGGAAATGCGACAGCCGCAAAGCCCTCAACGTCACCAGCAGCCATGCTGGATGACTCACGGAGTAGCT